ATAATTATATTTTGCTCCACTTTTTCTAAAAGTGGGTCTAAAGGTGCGTCTAAAGGTGCGTCTGAACCAAAAGGCACTAAATATTTCAACATATCTATAATTTCGCTCTGTTCAAATGCTAATTCCTCTAAATGTTCCTGAGCATGTTCGCTCTTGCCATTATTCGCACAGGCGGTGATAATTGCGATATTTTCAGGAAATCCAAGTTTTATTAGGGCTTTAACCTCGTTTTTGATTTTAAAATCCATTCTTTTATATATATACTTTAGAAAAGAACTTTAAATATTTAAATTTATAATATTAATATACTATACAAATGGATAGCGTTAAAGAAAATCCACTTTTAGAAAAAGTTGAGCCAAAAAAACCAAATCCACTTTTAGAAAAAGTTGAGCCAAAAAAAAAAAATATTAAAATCTCTAAAATTGCTAAAAAATCTCTAAAGGTCGCAATTCCATCTTTGGAAAAAATGGAGTCAAAAGATGAAATTCCAATTCCTGAAATTGTAGCTCCTGAAATCCCTACTATTGATGGTAAAAAGAAAAAAATAATGGCAGAATCAACATTACAAGCATTAGCAAAAGGGCGTGAAAAACTACAGGCAACATGGGCTGAAAAACGCAGAACAAAAGAGGAATTAAAAGAGCAAGCATTACAGAAAAAGATTAATTTACAATTGAAACAAAAGAAAATAATCAATGAGGAATATGGTTTGCCAAATGATGAGAGCGAGGAGGAAAGTGACAGCGAGGAGGAACAGATTATTTTACCAGTAAAAAAAACAATTAAAACAAAAGAATCAAAAGCAAAACCAGAGCCAAAACTAAAAAAGAAAGTAATTCGTTATGTTGAGGAAAGTGATAGCGAGGAGGAGCAGATTGTATATGTAAAGAAAAATAAAACCACAAGGATAATGGAGCAAAATATACCAAGGATTACATTTTGGTAAACTTTTAGATATACCTTTAGATATACATTTAGATATACCTTTAGAAAAGGTATAGCCAAATTTTGCTACACTTTTTTTAAAAGTGTTTTTGCTACACTTTTAAAAAATAAAAAAATATGTATAGTATATAATGGAAAATCCTGAAAATTATCCTCATAGAGAACTCGTGAAAATGCCTTTGAAAAAAAATTATAAAATTTGGCTCGATAGTAATGTTGCTGGTTCATATACAGGACCACAGTTTGACGCCAGATTTTCTGTTGATTTGAATCAAATCATCAGAGAACCATGGAGATTAAAAAGTTCATATCATATGACATTTGACTTTATTAGCAAAGCATCGACATTTGCTATTGGAGGCGTTACAAGCACAAATATGTATTCAGTTCATATTGATTTAGGAAAAGGCACGCCTACTATGTTTCGATATACAAATTTTCGTGTTCCTGCTGGAATTGTTCGTGTCTCAAATGATGGCTCGGGTGTTTTTACTACTACTGTTGGTGTAGCAGATATTCCTGTTTATTTCAATTCCAGACCGTTAGATAATGACCCTGTTTTTATTGATGATTTGCTAAATATTTTTAATATTAATATAAATCTAATCCAATCAGGCAGTGGAACTTTCAATAGTGCCGATAATGGGACTATTAATACCGCAACGAAATACATTGTATGTATTAATTTACAGGAGCTTTAACTAAACTTTTAGGAAAAGTTTAGCAAAATTTGGCTACACTTTTACACTTTTAAAAAAAATGTAGCAAAATTTGGCTATACCTTTTCTAAAGGTATATTTAAAAGTGGATTAACTAAATTTATATAAAAATAAAATATATTATTATATAAATATGAGCACTAATTATGGTTTCGAACCGACATTGGATGGTCTAAATAGTATTGATTCAGATTCATCTACAACAAATAATATTGTATGTGATACTATACAGGTAAATCTGGCAGGAACTGCTCCTACTATGGCTCCAGGAAATAATACTACAAATCTGGCAACTACTGCTTTTGTTACTAGTGCCGTTGGGGCTATTAGTGGCACATATGTAGATACAACAACAAATCAAACCGTTGGAGGTATCAAAAATTTCACATCTATTCCTACTTGTAGCACTCTTTGCTCTACAAATACCCAGTTAGCAAATAAACAATATGTTGATAGTGTGTCCGCCGCTGGACTATTAGCAAGCAATAATACTTGGACGGGGACAAATGCTTTCAATACGAGTTTACCTACATCAACAATTTATCCTACTACAAATAATCAATTCGCCACAAAAGTGTATGCCGACCAAGCAGTCTATGTTCTAACCACAACTGACAATTTCTTTACTGGAACTCAAAATTTTCAAAGAATAACATCAAATAATTATAATTATAGTAATACTATTACTTTGCGAGTAAATGACGACACGATGGTTGCTACTGCTAATCCAGTTCATGCCGCATCGGGTGCGATATGTTATCCATTATCAATTCAAGTGGTTCCACTCAATACAACATCAGTAGTTAATGTTTCAATACCTTTTGATATAGATGGGTATCTTGGAACATCAACTATGACAACCACTACGTTAACATATACAGGTGTTTCAGTATATATCTTGAAAAACGGTGCAGTATATTCAGGAACGAATTTGTCAACTGCATATTTCAATGGAACAACATCTATGACTTGGACTCCAACATCAATTTCAAAATGGGCGTTTTGGGCGTATCTTGGTTATATGAACTTTGACGTTCAATTGGACCCAGGTATTGTAGGTGTTTATGATACATATTCTATTGGTTTAACAGTAACTGGAACGCATAGTCTTGGTGGATTTATTAATTTTATTTACGAGGGAGGTTCTAACGGACCAAATGTTTTCACACAAACTCATAACGCATCTACTCCAGCATCACAGGGATTTGTAGGACCAAATGTTACCCCTTTTACAACTACTGCTATTACGCATATAAACCAATCTGAAATTACTGCTACAAATGACCTTTACATAAAAAGTCCAACAACAATCACTTTGGAATCAACGACGGGCAATTTACAAAATTTAGCATATGGTTCTATTAATTATAGTTCAGCAACAGGAGGTATCTATATGACAGGAAACGTTAACATCGGTTTTAGCGCACAGTTAACAGATGTAACATTTGCCGCATCTAGCACTACATCAGGGATTATCAATTTTATAACAGGAACCACTACCCAAATGACGATAAGCAATTCATACATAGACACATATTTACCTGTAACGGCACACTCTGATATATATTCTTATGGGACAATAACAGCGGTTAATGATTTGGTATGTAATGGTAGATTACTTTTGAGTCAAACGCAACCCATCACAAATAGTATTCAACTCGGTTATAAAACCACATTTACTGGAGCAACGAAAATGACAACCTCTCTAATAAATCTAATAACGATTTCATTACCTACATCGGGAGTTTGGTTAGTAGAATGTAATTTCAATCCGATTGGAATAACAGGGGCAAGTTACTATTTTATGAGTTTATCTGCGACATCCGCAACTGGAGATTCATATTGTAATATTACCAAGTATTTAACAGGGGGTAACTACAGCGACCGTTTAATGACAACATTTGCTGTATCGGCGGCAACAAATGTGTATCTTGTAGGGAATTTAGGAGGCGGTTCAATGACAAGCGCATCGGAGGCAGCGAAAATAACAAGGATTGGATAAACTTTTAAAAAAAGTTTAGCAAAAACACTATTTTGGTTCTATATTTTGCTACACTTTTCTAAAAGTGGATTTATAATATTTGCTATTAGTATAATGTCTAACTTTTGCTATATCGTTCCCAAAAATGGACTTGCTAAAGACGCAAAGATAAACAGTCTTGTCGCCAAAATAATTCAAAAGGTAGGAGATATTCCAAACCATCAGGAATACAAAAATAATATGGAAATGCTAACGATGGTATGTTGTATGGTTGAACATGCGATTGATAATAAAAAAGAAAAATGTAAAATAGATAAAAAAGATATTGTATTCCAAGTCTATTCTAGATTGTGGAATGCTATGAGTCCTCAATCAATAAAAGATTTAGAATCTAATATCCAGTATTTGTGGGAGAATGGTCAGATTAAAAAGAAAGGAATGTGGAAAGTTGTGAGCCATTCAGTCTGCGATTGGTTTCGCAGGCGTATATTATAATATAATTGATTTTTTAAAAGATTATGCGATACAGTATTTAGTAGATTCTTTTATGAAAAAAATGAAAGTTCCCGTGCGCATAATAGGTGCGGTAGATATAATTATGAATCTATCAGTATTGAATATTATTAATGTTATTTTAGCAAAATATGGTTTTGGATATTTATTGAATTATATATTTTGGATTTCTCTCGTTCTTTAGGAAATTATAATATATATATATAATATAAAATGATATATTATATGTATAAAATTTGTATAAAGGATTTCATATATATTGGCTCAACAAAGGATTTCAATCAGCGCAAAATTAATCACAAAAGGGCTTGTAATAACCCTAATTTGAAAGAATATAATTTCAAAGTATATGAATTAATCCGCCAAAATGGTGGTTGGGATGAATCTGAAATAACTCCAATTGAGGAATTTGAGTGCGACAATAAAATCCAAGCCCTAATACATGAGGAGCAATTGAGGTTACAATACAAAGCGAATATGAATTCATTTGCCGCTCACCGTGCTGGAAAGGAAAAAGAAAATGAACAAAAGCGTGAGAAAGTGATTTGTGAGTGTGGAGTTTCATATGGTAAAAGCAATTCAACACACCATTTTAGGACTCACAAACATTTAGATTTTATTGCTTTGAAAAAAAATCTGGAAATACCAATTTTGCCATGTGTTTGCTTGGTTTGCGGAAAGTAATTTTTTTGACTCTTTAAAAAATAAATATAAAAATAGAAAAAAATGATTTGTTTTTATCTCTTTAAATTAAAGACATAAATATATTAAAAAAAGGACTTAGATAAAATAAAATGGCAACACAATTAAAAGTCCAAGGAAATATTATCCAGCATATTTTTGAAAAAATATTAAATTTTCAAATTGGAGGTGGTTATACAGGAACTATGTTAAAACAAGACCAATATACAACATATATTCTTTCAAGTGGAGCTATTTCAACTAATGATGATGAAAGGATAGAAATTCATTATTATTGGGATTATCGTTTAACAATAAAAAATAATTTATTTACATTTCCTATTGTAAATAGGTTTGATATTAATAATATCATGAAAGTCCTAACAGATGAGGAGCAAGACAAAATATTAGTTTATTTGGGATATAAAATATAAAAGTATTTGAACTATTTCTTTACATACTCTAATGTAGTGAGAATATTTGACTGACCCATACTATTTGCTGTATCAACCAAGTCTTTCAAATCAATATGAGCAAATTTAGATGAAATAAAAATGTGTCTTAGGAGGCTCGTGCTAATAGGTTTCCCAAAAATATTATTGAGACGATGAGTAATTTGACTGGGCGTAATATGTCCGCCCTTTCCATCAAACAATAGGTAATCCATATCAGACGGTAAAATAGCAATCCATTTCTTTAAAATGGCAAATAAAGGTTTAGGTATTTCGCAAATTTGTTGCCCTTTTGATGATTTTGTTTTGAAATTGTTGAATACAAATACCTTTTTTTTCATATCTACATAATTATCTTTTTCAGCATCATAACCCTTTACTTTCATTACCCAGTCCAAAGAACGGCGCGGCGCTTGGTAAATTCCACTCGTTAGCGCTAACAAAACATAATCTTGGATTTTCTGATAATCTTTCATGTCTAAATTATCCTTTTTAAAAAGAGGTTTTGTATCCTTTTCTAAAGCAAGCAATATTTTCTCTACATCTCCAATCTCAATCATGTTCTCGAATTTGCCGTCCTTTTTCTGTAATAATTGCTCTTTGTTGTATTCATTTATGTCTGACGACATCATTTTGGTGTATTCTTTGTTTCCAGTTATTACAACTAATGCTGCTAATATTGTCTTTCTTTTGGAAAACACAATATCTTTCAAATGTTCCATAATACATTTCTCGTCGTCGAACTTTTTTAACTCTATTTCGTCATCATCTGGGAAACACTTTCGATACAGATTTGTCAATATACTTTTATAGGTTTTCAAAGAACTGAGAGAGAGTTTCGGGCGCTTTTCTTTAATGAGTTCTGCTAAATCCATTTGTATATTAACAAAAGAAAATAAAAAAAATATTGTTAATATATTGTCCCATTTTAATTATATAGTTTAGAATGTTAGGAGAAACTATTCAATATTCTTTCCTAAGGATGGATTTACGCATTTACGCAATTTACGCAGTTTTGTAAACTTTCTCTTAGAAACTAAAATTATATAAAATGTTTGTAAAACTGCGTAAATTGCGTAAATGCGTAAATGAATATTTCAATACTACACAATAAAAATAAACCAAATATTATTTATTTTTATTTTACATTCCATCAAGGGGAAACAATTTACTTTTCATCAATAACATCTTTGGCGCAAAAGCCAGACCACATATTACTAACTTTATCATATTGAAATCCCCATTTATTTTTTTTTGTTTCATCTCCAAATTTTACAGACCCATATGTTTTCAAAATCTGTTTTAATTTATAAACACTAATACTTTTATCATTTCCAGTCTCAAAATGACTTTCAAAAAACTCCTTGAACTCATTATTATTCGCAACACATTCGGATGTTTGCTCTTTCCATTCTGTAGGGTAGTTATTCAATTTAAATCCATTATCAAAATACTGTTTAGAGTATGAATAAATTAAATCCATTAATGCGAATTTATATTCTGTTCTCAAAAGTTCTCCAAAGTTAGTATCTTTTTTGAATAAACATTTCTCATAATCATCAGTTTCTAATCCATCAATAAACTCACTATCCATCTGAAACATTCTCATTCGTCTGGCAATACCATTATCTGAGTCAATAGTAGGACTATGATTAGATACAACAAATAATTTGAAAGTGATTGGCATTACAGAACTAGTTCCATACATGACTTTATATTTTCTGGTTGTTCCATCCGCAATTTCTTTGATTAATTCCGCATCTTGTTTATTTTTTGTCAATTCATTTACCCACGCAATCCTTGCTCCACGCCATGAGGCAATTTCTTTATGAATATTTGAATTTCTTGGCTCAAATGTATTATTTTCTACTTTCACTATGTAGGTAGGTATTATATCCTGTAACGCATCAAAAATCACAGATTTTCCATTAGATGCTTTTTGTCCTAAAATATAATAAAATTCCTGTAACTTTGAACTATCGCCTGTCATAGCATAACCCAAAGTTGATAAATAATAGTTCAAATGGGTTTCATTATTATTACATATTTTTAGCAATTCTGAGCGGATTTTGGAAATATCAGAATCATTTGCCTTTTCATAATTGTAGGGAATTGTTTTACTAATAAAATCGCTGGATAAAATCCCAGTTCTAAAAATGAGAGTCTTTAAATCTAACATGCCATTTTTATACGCAATCTGATATTTATTTACATCTAATTTGCTTTCAAATTCATCATCACTAATTTGTCCTTTTAGATTTTTAATTAATTGGCTCATGTAACTGGATTTATTAATTTCTTTATAAAATGACAAGAATAATTTAGATTGTTCTATCTTTTTATCCTTTTCAGCTCCATCACATAATTTTATTTCATTTACTAATTTCTCGTTACTATTATCAATATATTTTCTAATTTCACTTGTTATTTGAAATGTCGGTTCTTTGACTTGTTTCCAGAGATTATTTGATTGTAACACAAACCAGTTTTCGTTACATAATATAACACAATTTTTCAAAGATGTTGAAATTAAAATAGAGCATTTATATAAATCCATAATAGTATCAATATCTGTAATATAACAATCCATATTAGATTCATTTATAATAGATTTCTCCATATATTTTCCACAAATGCGTTTAAATTCTGTTTCATCACTCTCTTTACAATAATGATAAAATGATTTAATTGTGAGCGTAGATGGTTTAAATGCGTCCCATGTTTTTTCAAAACTTGCCTCATCATATAATTTTGTGCCACGCTTTGAAATATTATTAGCAATTTCTTTATAATCATCGCTTTCAGAATGTAGTGACCAAATAATTTTACACCAATCAGAATAACAACCAGTAACATTCAAATATTTTAAATCAATAATTTTACCTAATTCACTAATTTTATTAAAATTTGGTAACCCAGATGAAACTGGTGATATAGATGCTTTTGAGTTTTCAGTTTTAATTTTAGAAATATAATTTACCTCTTTTGCGTCTTTATCAAAACATCCAGTAATAATAGTTCCAGCAATAGTTCCTTGCTCCAGCAAGAGTGGTCTGTTTTCATTTGGCTTTGATGTTTGATAGCAACGCATTTTTTTATTTGTATCATAAATAGACAAATCAAAAGTTTTTTCATCCTTTTTTTCAATATAGTCCCATAATTCAGTCTCCTGTTTGTCAAAATATTTATTAGTATCAATAGCAAAATCTTTTATACATTGTCTTGTTGAAATCATATTACTAATATAATAACGGAGACTATATTTTCCTCGTCCATCTCCAATGTTTTCTTTATGTGATTGTAAAACATGAATATTTGGTTTAATATCAGAAATACTATTCAGAGCCTCAGTCAGGCGAGTTATTAAAACACGATTTATTTCATTAGCAACATCTAAACTAAAATCTTTTGGATTAGTAACATAATAATCAAAATCAAAATAATATTTAGATTTCGTATTATCTGTTATTACCTCATATACAGGTAAATGATTTTCTAATTTGGAAAGAAATTCAGTAGAGGAACATGTGGGAAAATTTTTTCCAGTGAAAGAATATGAGTTTGGGACAAAATAGATTTGGTCAGTCATTTATATACTATGTTGAGAAAATATATTTAAGTATTTTTCCTAAATATATTTCATTTTTATTTATTAAAAAATATTGAGATATTTTTCCTAAATATAAATCATTTTTATTTTATATCCAAACACCATTCTGGAATATTTAATATTAAATTATTGTCATCTTTATGGTCATATTCTATTTCAATAAGGATAATATTTTTAATACTATAATGCTCATAAAATTCAATTGGAGTAAATAATGTATCATTTATTTTTATAAAACAATAAAAATTATTTACAGCATTACGGATTAGAGAATTTGTAAATATTTTTGATTCGTCTTTTAATTTAAAATTTTTAAATTGATTTACATATTTTGTTTTTTCAAAATAATAATTTCTTTTATATTCTAAAACTTTTGTCCTATTATTTTTATAAAATTTTGATGCGTGCGAAAGATTTTCCATTTATATATATATAGTATAGATTATATTTAAATTATTTTCCTAAATATATTTCATTTTTATTTATTAAATATATTTAAATGGATTTTCCTAAATATATTTAAATTTCCTCATCGTCCTTTTCCTCATCGTCCTTTTTCTCATCGTCCTCAAATCCATACTCATCAGCATTTTCAATTGTCGGGTCATCACTTGGATTTTTATAATCAAAGTCATTAGACCAACCCTCACATGGTATTCTTTTTTCAGTTCCATCTACAAAATATATATGTAATACATTCCATCTAACACCCCATGATTCAACAACAGCTTTGTCCTCTAAATTAATATCTTTTGGGATTTTGAATGCCTCACTAACCGAATAATTGACGAGAACAATTTTTGACATTTTATTTTTTTCTAATTTATATTTTAGTTGTTTTAATTTATATTTTATGTCTTTAATTTAAACACATAAAAGCATTTCAATTTTTTTTAAAATAATAATAAAATTGAGTTGAGTCAAAAAAATATACTTTTAAGAAAAGTATAGAAAAATTGAAACTATACTTTGACTCCATCTTTTTTAAAGATGGATTTATTTTTCTCTAAACATTCATAGCAAGAGTAATTATATTCATGGATTTGATTTATATTTTTAGATTTAATAGGGTCAAAATCAAATCTAATGGGTTTTAAAAAAAAGCAAATCATACAGCGTTTTAGCATTTATATATGAATAGAAAAAAAGATTTTATATTTACATTTTTTCAAATCCAGACGGAACAATAGTAGCGGAAACTGATGGAATTTTGCTCATGTGTTTAGCAATTGCTTTTTCGTTAGATGAAAATCCTTTATTTGATGGAATATGTCCTGGTTTTCTGCCTCTCCTTTTAATATCTATATTTTCATAATTAGATTCTCCAGCAGATTCATCCTCAGGTGTATGACCAGTAGGACCTAATACTACTGGTTTATTTAATTCACTTTCACCTTGGTAAACGCCTTTTAAGGTTTCGGCGTCATTAGTAGGGTTATATATTGGCTCATAATCATTTCTACTGTGGATTGGAGCAGGAACTGATACAGGAACTGATACAGGAGCACGAATTGTCTTAGCTAATTGTTCTACTAAATTCTGTAGTCTAACATTTTCACCGCTCCTATCACTAAATGCTGACGGCATAGCAGACCCACCGCCTCCAGACCCACCGCTACTTTGGACTGTTACTTTTACAATTTGTTTGACATTTTGCTTTTGCTTGATTTTTCGTTCCTTTTTAGGTTTCTTTTGACCTTTCATCTTTTTAACAGGCATTATAATATTACCAAATATTAAAACTTTTAAAAAAAGTTTAGCAAAATTATGTTTCATAATTTGAAAAATAATTTGTGTTTTGACTCCATCTTTCCTAAAGATGGATTTATGCGAACATTGGTCCTAATTGAGCAGCAGCAGGTTTTCCGGCTTGGATACCTGATGTTACAGCATTGACAACATTCTGAGTTTTATCTTGAGCGGTCTTTCCTTTAATAGCTCCAGCTCTAGCATTCAAAGCAGTAGACCCAGCTACTTTTGCTAAAGCTCCACCAGCCATCAAAGGGACGGCTAATTCAGGAGCAACAACTGCTGCTAATGGCGCCAACTGTTGTGCTACTCCACCAGCAGCAATTGCTGCTGTCCCAAACTTTTTAAGACCTGTGTCAGCTATGCCTCCCTTTTTAAATACAGTCTTTATACCAGAGTCAGCTTTACGAAAGAATCCTTTTAATGTGGGCATTATTATATATTCTAATATTATTTTATTTTTACTACTCTATTAAAATCTCGTCCCACTTTTCAAAGATTCGTTTTGTATTAGAATCAATAAAGAGAAAATCATGAGGTTTCCTAAATGAAATATCCAATATCTCTTTGAATATCTTTTCATTTATTTCAACCTGCTCATCAAAAATATTAGACATCTCTTTTTTATTTATTTTGAATAAAAACAACCCAGTCAAACCCATACGAACTTGAGGCGGAATACTTTTATATGTCTGACACGCTAACCAGATTGATAAAGATGAGTGTCTGCGATTATTTACCATATGTAAAAGTAGTTTTTCACATTCGCCCTTTAGATTTTTCTGAACATCATCCAAAATAATTAAAGTCCTAAATCCCTCACTCGCATTTGCCTGTGCTAATTCATATGCCTCCAATAAATTATCATAGTTTAGCTCATCATAGATTTGCTCGTCAGGCAAAACGCTCCAAAAATCATCTTTTATTGATGCTCTGGAATTTGGTGGGCAAAAAAGAATTATGTTATGATATACGCCTTTGAAAAGAGTAGGAGATTGTAATAATGAAATGAGTAGGGTAGATTTACCAGAACCCGCTTTCCCTAAAAAAAGAGTGAAATTATGCTTGTTCATGAGGCTACTAATTTCATAATCATTTAGCTTTTTATGTAACTCTCCATCGACAGTGAATTTAGGTTTTTTTAATACTGGAATATCATTTTTTTTAATACTAATAGACATTATGATATAGATTGAGATTTTAATAATTCTCTAAATTTGTTTGCTTTTTCATCGTTCTCTCTCAACATCTTTTCTATATTGGTTTTTTTATGAGTCAAAGAGCCTAAAGCATTTTGTTTTACAAAGAATCCATTACCATCTGATTGCTTTGTGAATTTATTTTTGAGATAATATGCTTTGTTGTATTTGTGATGATATTCTTTTTTTTCATCTAAATCCATTTATTTTATATGTAGAAATAAAAATATAGTTAAATAGTATATATATATGGACCAATATATTAGAGATGAACTTTCAACAGAGGCGTTTAGAGAAATACAAAAATGCCTAATTTGTAAAAAATATTGCGAATATTCAAAAAGAACTGTTATTGTTTGTCATAACCATTATCATCAATCATGTATAGAAAATTATTGGTTGCTTGTAAATAGAGAATCAAGATATAAAATTGTAGATAATATTTTGACCCAAGAGAGAACTATTAGCAAACTATTGGGAATGCTTATGGAATAAATAAACTTTTAGAAAAAGTTTAGCAAAAAGCTATGGTCTATTTTTCAAATCTTTTATAATTTCTGTAATCCAAGCAATCATAAAACCTACTAAAAATCCAGCCATAATATATAATATATAGTATTATTATAATGCCATATATGATTCAACATGTTCCTGGTGGATTCGTAGTAGAGGACAAAAAGGGAAAGAAATTCTCAAAGCATCCACTAACTAAGAAAATGGCAACCAAGCAAAGAATTGCGGTTGCTTTATCTGAAAGCAAAAAAACTGGAAAACCTCCTGGTTTTTATTTCGCATAATTCCATCTTTAGAAAAGATGGAGTCAAAATTCGGATATACATTTTCTAAAGATATATTTATTATATTTAGTATTATTATAATGGCGTCTAAATGGATACAACATGTAAAGGCATTTGCGGCAGCGAATAAAATTAGCTATGGAGCCGCTTTGGCAGACCCTAAATGCCGTGCGAGTTATCATAAAATGAAATAATATAATTATTAGAATTAATTAGAATTCTAATAATTTCTAAATTAGAAATAATAGACCGACCCAGGCCGCGGATTAAATGGACTTTTACCGTTTAACAAGATTAACTAAACATTTATATTGTTAAACAATAAAAGTGTTGTTAAAGTGGTTAAATGATAAATAAAATTAATTTTATTGCTTTGTTTAAATGATTAAATGGTTATTGATATAAAAGTGTAGTTAATTGGTTAATCATATCAAAGTTTAGTTAATCGCCACCGATGCGTCCATCTATATGGGATTATTTTTTAGAGTTTCATTCTTGTTTTTATTCTGATTGAAAGCATATCTCTCTCGTTGTTTTAATAATATATGTGCTTTTTGTTCTGGTGTATGTTTTTTAGCATATTCTATATTATATTCATGATGTCTTACGCTATTGCGTTTTTTTTCATTTCTATATAATCGTTTCTCCTCAGGTGTTAAATTTGCTTTACGGTTGTTTAATTCTGGGTTCAATTGTTCAATCCAATATTGCTCTCTTTCACAAGCCTCTTTTAAATTCTCACATTTATGAGATTCTATTATTTCCATGTGCCAATTATCGTATCCACCATGCTCACGAATAAATTTATATATTTTCATATCTGATTTACAGTGATTTGGATTACAATTTTGTTTATGAGAATTATCTCTTTGTTTTATATCTGTTGTGTGTCCAATATAAAATTCTTTTACATCAGTATTCAAACAAATAATTTTATAAATTTTTGTATTTTCGTAATTTGCCATTCTATAAATATAAATATGGTATTATCTTTATGTTGTTTTTTTAAATCAATTTTTTTTCATAAAGGGTAGTATATGAGTTTTTAAATAAATGCATTGATTTGTTTGGCAATCGTGTCTATGACCAATACAATGTCTGATAACCCCCAACTTTGCACGGTAATGTTACCAGCAGCGGCAGCACCCAAAAATAAATTGAGGAAAGGCGGACTGGCACGAGTATTGACACCAGAAAACAAAATTGATGAAACTTTTTCTAAATCATACCCGTAAAATGCGGCATTAGGAAATTTAGTAACAATCAACTGAGCCTCATCAGAACCAGTAGCAGCAGCTCTTAGAGCAGCACCAGGAACAACAAGACCAGAATCAGACCCAGCAGGAACTGATGGGAGAACAGCATTGTAACTGGAACGAGTCACAATAGTTCCCAAAGATTTTGCGATACCGCCCCCGAGTGCCTGTATCAAAATCGGATATCCCTCAGCTGGCCTAGCACAATCATTACATGGACGATTTGGGTAAAAATTTCCGCCAACCTGTAATTGTCTTGATGTCAAAGCAGGATTGAAAGCATCATAATAACCATTAGGACATGTGAGCAAATTTGCTCCAGTTTGCGCAAGACCAAACTGATGAAAGACACTTTTAACACTGGAATTTCTGATTTGGAGTAAAGCCTGAACGGCTCCACTGGTCCCAGAGGAAATATTCACGGCACTATTGGTATAGGTAGCAGATTTTATATACCATTTTCCATCCTGTAGAGTCTGTCTCATCATGGCAGCTGCGGAATCTCCAACATCAACGTATTTCATGTTCAATTGAAATTCAGACAACACAAATGTAGAAAAAATAGGTTGAGTAGTAACAGCCGTGCAGTATGACGCAAGAGGCATTAAATTTGCGGTTGTCATTACTAATTGGAGATTATTCACTGAACCAACAGGGAATAGTTTTTCCGTGTTGACACCAATAACAGATATCAAAGGAATACAGAAAGTATATCTGTATGTGGTTGTTCCAGTATGAGCAATTTCAATTCCAGTCGTAGAATTTGTATCGGCACCCATCGCAACTGAAATTCCACCAAGTCTCTCACTTTGTGAGACGGTATTTGCTAACAGTAAATTTTGTAAAAGTCCATATTGATTAATTGTTTCAATAGGGGTGTTGTTTGAATAAAGGGTCAAAGCATCAAACCATGATGCGCCAGAGCCGATAATATTGATAGAACCACCAGTAACAGATGATGCGGTAGTAGTAGAATATGTGAGAGCAAAAGAAATAGTAGTATTGACTGTATCCATAAAGACACTTTCGGACATACCCGAGGGAATTGTGAACGAAATATTTTGCGCCGTAAAGTTACCAAAAGCAGACCCAGAGTTAGCAGTGAAAGCGGTAGTAGGCATAGCGGGTCCAGTAACAGTTGTTTGACCATCAGGCGCAACATTGACAGAGTAGGAACGAGCAGAATCACTCATTGACGGGGGTAAATCGTATTTGAGCGAGGAGGGCAAGCCCATAGCAGAGGTGGGGAAAGGATTAGACGACATTATATAATTTATAGAAATATTTTATTTTCATAAATTCAAAGATTATTCCTAAATTAAAATGGTAGGCGTTGTGATAAAATAGCATTAAAATTAGTTTGTTTTACAGGCTCTAAATAATCGATATCTATTTGAATTGTCATGAGCCAATTGATGCCATTAAAATTAATAAATCTGTTATAATCATCAGTTACTGATATAACAAATGATGTAATGCTCCTGTCCTGAATTAGAAATTTATTTTGAGTCTGATTTATATAATTTATGATGCTATTCTGTCCAGCATTATTCTGTAATGGTAAAAATATATCACTCGAGCCATCTATCGTATTATAACACCCAAAATTGAAAAAATTACTCCTAAAGTTTATTCTCTGTAATGGAATAAAATTCACTACATGTGGCATCGTTATCGATGTTCCTGATAAATCCGTTGTTGATAAACCCATTACTGAATTTATTGTGCTTGATGATGAGCTCGCATTTATTGTGAATGAACTCACATTAGACATCGTTATTTTTGTTGTTACAGGAGAATATGTTATTGAGAACCCTACTGGAATTAGTGTGAGCAAATGTGCCATAAAAGTATTTATATTGTAATTACCTTTTGTGAGCGTATATGTTACACTATTTAAAACAAATTGATTATTTGTATAATTCACAATATAGAATGAATTTGGCACCTCACAATGGACTACAGATAGGTAGGCATTTTGAATATTATCCTGATGAAATGTTAGGTCCGGTAATGTCACCTGAATTTGTGAACAAAAAGAATTATTCATTCTACCTATACTACTCGATATATTGAATAGGCGTGATTTAGTTTTTATCATATATATATACACTTTTTAAAAAAGTGTAGCAAAAATACTTTTATCTTTTTAGATTTTCTGTAATTCCTAAAGTATCATCTATGGTCACATTTATGGACTGGTCTATCTCTGGCTCAGGCTCTGGCTCGGGCTCACAATTAGCAAACCCAATAATTATATTTTGCTCCACTTTTTCTAAAAGTGGGTCTAAAGGTGCGTCTAAAGGTGCGTCTGAACCAAAAGGCACTAAATATTTCAACATATCTATAATTTCGCTCTGTTCAAATGCTAAT